TGCGCTCGGCGTGGGAGCAGGCGTCGGCTGAGGCTGTACAACCGGCTGATCTTGGGGCAGCTTCTGGTCGTCGGGAGCCGGAGGCTGTGCCAACTGAGGCGCAACAACAGGATTGACGACAGCATTCGTCCGCGGCTTGTCGGGCTGAGCCGTTGCCGCAGAATACAAGTCGTCGGTGCTCTTGGGAGGCGTATAGTTGAAGCCACCTTCGGGATTGGCAAAGTACGCATCGAGCGCAGCCTGATAATCTGTAGAGGGTGGGTTGGCCCCGGCAGGGACAGGTAAGGGACCGCCGGAGCCTTCCACGACCGGCAAAGGCTCAGGAGGCACCTCGTCCGGAACGTCTACGAAACCACCGTTAACAAACTTCCATACCATCACAGACTCCTGTTTTTCTGTGTGACTCACACAAGCTTAGCGATACTCGTGATCGCCCGGATCGTCTTCGTCACCGTCGTTTTCTTCGTTGCCTTTGCCGACGTCTTGCATTTCGGCTGCGGCACCCTTGCCCCACTTCCTATCGAATTCGGCGGGACTGATCTTGCCTGCATTCAGAGCATCGATTTCTGCCTGCGTCGGGAAGTTGCCATCCTCCGAAGGATCACCACTGCCCATACGCTTCGAGATATCGTCAAGCTCCGACTTGGTCTGATCGTACTTCGGATTGCCCGGCCCCTCAGACGGAGGCGTTCTGTCAGAGTACCCGCCTTCATCGTCCTGCTCGTCACCGGGCATGGGCTTGTTTGCGTTAAGGTATGCACCCATATTGCGTTGTCCCGGCATACGACCACTTGCAGGATCATTCGGAGCCGTACCTTCGGGAACGTCCAAAGCATCATCGGCATAACCGCCCGGCATCTGTTGACGTGGTCCGGTATAGTTCTGGATTGCACGAGCCATCGGATTGACGGCATCAGCACCAGCATACTGAGGCCCAACAGCCGGGCCGGGCATTGGCGTCTGCGGCATCATCGGCGGTTGTCCGCCACCACCCATAAGAGCCTTAAGCTGACTCACAATATCAGGTGTCTCAGACACCATATCCGAGGGGCCAGTTGCTGCCATACCTGCTCCCATCGGCTGGCCACCTTGAACCAAAGAGAGAAGTTGCTGTAGAGGGTTCGCCATTGTTAGTCCTTTCAGAACAGGTTGTCAGAGTTACCGCCGTCGATGATCAGTTTCTCGAAGTCCGCATCGCTCATGTTGTTTTCGCTATACGGATTTTTCGATTGTGCTTTGGTGTTGCTATTTAACGCCTTGATCAAAGCACTGAAATCGGGCGTCTTTCCTGCGGCGGTTGTAGCACTTGAGGCCGCCGTGTTAATGTTTCCGTTCGCTGCCTGTAGTGCTTGCAACATACCAGAGGCCTGCTGGTTCTGCACTGCATTAAGCTGTTGGTTAGTATCGCTGAAACGGGTCGGTGCCGATCCGCCTCCATTATTGATTAGGGACTGCCACTGTTGAATGGCAGGGAGATACGTGTTGTTACGCATCGTATTCCGCGTGTTGTACTCCTGCAAAGCTTGTTGCCGGGCGTTCAGCAAGTTCTGTGAGACACCTTTGCCCGAGGCGTCGTCAACTCCCTTGATGATGGACTGAATGTCCCCACCACGTCCCAACCTCAACGCTTCCTTAATTAGCTCGCCTTTATTCGAAGCGGCTTGGTCGCGCGCTGCAAGTGATCCGAGCGTTGAGAGATCATTACGAATTGATCCCTCTGACTGCACAGGATTATTGAGATATTCCTGAACAGCCTGATTGAATGGCGAAACCGCACTCTCGGCCGCATCTGCTTGACGCTTCCGAGACTGGCGATTACGCTGTGCATCCTCAGTCAGCGAACGGTATTGCTCCGTCTGTCCCGCATCCTGAATAGCCTGTTGCATGGGAGACAGTTGTGTCTTCCATGTATTGGTAGCAGGATCGTAATATTGCTTATTGCCATACGAGTCAGTCCGAGTAGCTTCGGAGAGACGCTCCTGCTTCTGAGCTTGCTGTCGTTGAAATGCAAGGTTCTGTGCCGCAATCGATGAACTATTCATCATGTTTTGCAGCGACAATAACGCTTGCACACCGCCGAGAGCTAACGAAAACGGTTCCATTTATCCCTCCGTGTGTGACTCACACAGCCTTAGAAGATGCTCTCTTTTTGCGTATTCGTGTTGGTGTTGTCGTCGGTATTGTCGTCGATCACACCCGCTGCTGCCTTCGGATTGTAAGCCGTGTTGCCCGCGCCTTGAGCCGCACCTGCAACCGAAGAAAGGCCGCCTGTCTGGAACAAGTTACCAGATACATTCGACTTGATCTGATCACCCAACGACGCAACAAAATCGTTAAAGGCCTGATCCACATTCGTCGAATAGGTCGTCGGATCGAAACTTTGACCGAGCTTGAGGGTACCCGCTGTGGTGCGTCCCTGATTGATGATGTCGTTAAGCTTCTGTTGACCACCAGAAATAACCTGATCGCCAATAGTATTAAGCTTCGTGCGAATTCCCGGCAACTGATTATCAAGGTCAGTCTCCGCTGCTTGACGTCCAGTATCCGTGATCACTCCACGCTTGAGCATGTTCTGAATGATCGCGTCGGCCGAAGACCTCTGACTGTTGATCAGATCATTAATCACAGGATCATCCATCGTACTCGTGATCCGAGACGAGGCATAGTTCGGAGCAAACAGCTTATCGATTGCCGAACCTTCTTTCGTCTGGTACTGCTTCGTCAGGTTCCCGTAGACATCTTGTGGTGCCGTCGAGAAATACGAGCCCGGATTGGGGTCCGAAGGATTGATACCACTCAGAATTTGGTTGATCTGTGCATCGATATCGGACTGATACCCACTCGGATCGAGGCCAAGGTTCTGAAAATACTGCTGCGTGGACGTCAAAGCATTGTTCTTCGACGTGTTCCGAAGGTCCGCTAGCTTCTGTGCAGCTGCATCGGCATCAGCTTTTTCCTGTTGACGAGCACGTTCAGCCTCTTGAGCTTGGAATTGAGCAACTGCAAGTGAGTTGTCCGGGGGTGCGTCGGGTGCCGACATATCACTTTCCTTTCAGTGCGTTAAGTTGCTTGAGAAGATACGTGTTGTCATTTCGGATAGCATAGATGCTACCGATTGGTTTGAAGCCGTTACGCTTCATGAAAATGTCCATCGCATCCGGTTCATACCCGCCGACACAAGAGCCACGAGTTAGGATGCACCCCATAGCGACGGCCCAATCCTTGTAGGCTTTCATCAACAGGTTGGCATTCTTGAGTGTGCGCCAACCCGGAAGAACGAACAAGAAATTGTCGCTCGCTATCTTATCGTGTGTAAGGAAGCTTGCCAGAATTTGAGCCGCAAGCCCACCGACTGGTTGATCATCTGAGTTAACCAAAAGCCAGCAAGCGAACGACTGGCTATTAGTTGCGTGCTGCCGAAGGAGATAAGCCACACGCTCTTTATCAATTGTAATACCGTCATAGTTGGGCAACTCCGGTACATACTTCTCGACAAGGGCAGCCATGAGAGGAATGTCCTTCAACTGATAATGTCGAAGGGTCGGTTCCTGATCTTGTTTGCTGTCACAGAGTTCTTCAAAGGTCATTGTGTGACTCACACTAGGTATTGGTTGAGGGAATACGGTCGCGAAGATCGTCGAGCTTCTTTTCCATATTCCCCATGCGGGTCTCGATCCGATTGCCAAGAGAGTCAACGATCTTTGTTATCGTCTCTAGGTCGTCTCGGAAGTCCTCTTTCAGAACGTAGTGTTTCAGTTGATCGCGAATGAAAAGCTCCACTCGCTGAATGTTTTGAATGGCTGCACTATCGACAGCAGCAACAGAACGATGAAGGCTCTCAGCAACCTCATTGATTTTACGAGCTAAGTCAGCTATTGCCCTGTCTCGTTCTGCAACGGCATCACGTAAAGCATCTTGGTTATCCCTACGTGCCTCCTTGTCCATCCCACTCATTCGCCATGATAAGGCCCATGCCGTGCCGCCGACAGTACAGCCAATCGTGAATAGCAAACCGGCGAATGCTATCCATACCTGTGGGTTTTCCATGTGCATCTTTCACAGGGCCTTATAAGCCTCAGCGATTTCATCAGTGGTTGTGATCTTGCCGTCTTCGATGTCGGCAGCGATTTGCAACTCCTTATTGAAACAACTCTGAACAAACCTAGCAACCTCCCGAGCCAATGCAATAGCTTGGACTTTCGTAAGCTGTACCCACTCGTCAACACCCTTGTAATTCACGGGTTCGTCAACAAGACCAAGTGTCAGCGTCTGCACGAGGTTCGCGAGCATAGCAGTGCTGCGATCATCAGTCGTGACTTTACCAAACGTACCTGAGACCATACCGCCAACTTGTCTCAGATAACGCTGATTTGCAGAATAGTCTTTGAGACCATCCTTTGTTTTATAATAGGCTTCAAGTGCTGCCTTCGTTGCATCTGCTTGTGCCTTTTGAGCAGCCTCTTGTGCAAGCAACATATCACGTGTTGCATTGTCATAATCAGCCTGTGCTTGAATTGCAGCTTGAGCTTGTGCTTGTGTTTGAGCCGCTATGAACGTGTCAATATTAGCGATTACATTATCGCCAAGTGCCCAGGGCATTTCACCATTCTCAGAGAAAGCACCATGACCACCAACAATAGCGTGACGAATGCCTGGCTCATAGATACGATATTCTGCACCTGTCGGCAGCTTCGGCAATGCGCCACCAGCTTCACGCTCAAACGTAGCGATGTCAGCCGAATAAACCTTATCATCAACTGTAATAATAAGATCGCTTTCGGTCTGCTGAATTGTCTTAGCCATTGTCTTCTCCTGTGTGACTCCCACAACCTTAGTAAGCACGAATGTGGAAGTACATTGCTGTCCAAGGTTGCATATTATTATGAGCACCGCCACCACCCGCAGTAGTTATCGGATGCTGATGTCCTACGTTTACACCAGTCGTATTCGATGTACCACCGCCGGAGTTAATCGAAAAGGCACCACCACCAGTTGTCGAGTTGTTTAAGTTTGAGAATTGGTACTGATGCGAATGGTCAATAGTTTGGCCACCTGTTAAGGCGCCATGATCATGTGCAGCACTTTCAGCAAGTGTACTGATATGTGTTTCCTCACCACCAGTATTGCCGGGATTACGTCCAGTAAGGCCAGCACCAGTACCAACACCGATAATCGCTCGACCAAGTGCTTTAGGTACCGTGATTGTCTTATTCGCTGCAAAGTCGGCTGCTGCACTAGCCCCTCGACCACCAGATACAGGTGCATCAGCGTTAGAACAGACACTCCAAATCAAACCGAACAGTGTTGCCTGATCAGCATTTGCTCTAAGCGTACCACCTGAGATAGCATTACCGATCGTGCCATCGTTCATGACAACCCAACCAGAACGAGGCGTAGGGTTATAGCTTACTTTGACATCGCCAATGTCCCAACCATCCTTAGCCTGTTGGCCTTGGAGCGTCGAAATCTGTGATGTATGCGTCGCTATCGTTGCTTCGTCCGCTGTTCGTGAGCTTTCAAGCGACGTCAACCGGGTGTTCTGCGTATCATTAATCGCATCAACTGCGTCGATAGCAGCCTGAACGTTCGTAACACCGAGGCCGCTCGTTGCCGGATTGAACGAAATCTGTGCTGCTGGTAACGACGTCGGCAGGTTGACGATATAATCCCAGTTAGCTGCGTCGTCGTTAATCGTGCCAGCGTGGTTACTGATATGAGCATTCTTACAAATGCCAGTGATACCCAACGTCGTGTCATACACGATATCGTTGAGCAAGTATTGAGTGTCATGCGTCCATGCACCACGAGGCCGATAGCTGAATAGAAACGCGGTCCAGTAGGTCGGATGCGCAGCACGATCAGCGGCAAACGTCGTAGGAGATACGGCGCTTGTGTGACTCACATTGCAAATCCAGTAGCTCGATGGCGTAGTCTGCACATCGATAGCGATCTGTCCCTCGTCCCAATGCGTATTGTTAGCCCAAGGCTCAAAGTTTGCCCCGGCCATAGCGGCTGCAATCGCACGATCGATGTTGTCAAAGTTGTCGTTGACAAGCGGCGACCAACCCGGATCACGGAAATCCGGCTTGTTCAGTCGCAGCGTCGTCGTGAATTCCGTTGTCATATCAGGCCCTCAAATAACCGCCGCGACCAAAGAGGAACGAGAGAGTAGCAATCGTCAGAGGCTTTTTGGTGCTGCCGAAGATGCGAAACTTGGCCGTCTTGAACTTGACCGGATACTTGAACAATCGCGGATCACGTGACTTGCGAGCGCCATAAGGATCACTCTCGACTTCATCACCGAAACCCGGAAAGTCATTACCGATAAATACCATTGACAATGCCGCATTGAATTTCTTCACACCATCGACATCTTTATACAGATTATCGACATAGATTTCCAACGTGAACTCGGCAAGGCCCTTCGTAGACAGATTGACATACCGGAGCTTCTTATTCTTGCTCGGGTCTTTACCGTCAATCCAAGGCGTTTCGAGTTCAAAATCAAGTGCTATCCCCTCGTAAAGCTGCCACAAAAGAGGGAATGCAACACGTTGATCTTGGAACGTACCACCGAGCGGGCTCGTGTTATCTATCAAACACGTGAAGCTTTCGTTCGTCACACTGTCATAAACAAGCTGTCCCGCAGTGAAATTCGTGGCATTTGCCCATGTGATATCCCGGTCGAGCAACTTGTCGGCATAGTATTTTTCGCCGAAAGTCGAGTTGCCCATCTGGAAAATCTTGGTCCCCTTCGAGACAAACACACGTCCAAGTAGAGACGAGCATCCACAAGTCCAGTCCATTCCTTGATATTCGGACCAAGACTTATAACGCATCTTCTCATTATTCGTATAGACGATCACACGCCCGCCCGGAATAAAGAGCATCAGGTCATGCGTGAGCTTATCATACACGGTGAACGTGTTGAGCTTCTTCTGATTATCCGTAAGCACACCCACTGCGTTCTGATATGCAGGCTCGATTACTGACGAGGCCGAGGACGATGTCAACTGATCACTGACATACGCATTACGACTTGCACTCGCAAAGCTCTGCAAGCCTGCGAACGTAAAGTCATTTTCGATTTTCGTGATACAGCGAGACCCGATCAACCCGAAATTCGGGAAGGTGTCAGGGAAATCAGGAGTGTGGTTGCCGCCGCTATCGTAAATGCCAAGCGTGATCTGTAGAGACACAGCCTGCAAGAATACGATAAGGAATTTACGATAACCGATGATACCACGAATTTCGGCTGAACCTTCCTGTGCATACGCACCCACGTCAATCGAGATTGCATCGTTCGGTGCAGGATCAAGTGGAAATGTCCCCGATGTTCCCTTTGACGAAATGACGATTTCTGTGGGAGAGCCATTGATGCCAGCAACACAATGATAGTTAGACACTGTGCAACCATACTTACCAATGGGCACATTCGTATTGCTCCCTGTGCCAAGGTCTTGCAGATAGGTCACAGCGAATGCCGAACTGATCACAATCGGCTTATCAGTGCCGTTATGAATAATCAGTGTGTCTTTGAAGGGAACAAATGTAACTATCGTGAGCGCAGTTGACCAACCAGCCGGAGCACCGGGCAAAGCCGCTGCAATCGCGGGAGACCAGATAAGCGCATTTGCGCCTGCATCAGTAGTCGTGACGATACGACCGTTGACACAAACGCTGATAATACGATTGTTGAAATAAATCTGATCGACGATAGGGGAGTTGTTGACCGCCTTGATGTCAACAAAGAACTGATTGCCATACCTCAAAGTCTGCGAGCCAGACGAAGTACGACGGAAGTTCTTCAACGTGACAGCGAACTGCGGTCCCATTGTGATGTCGTCGTCGAGCGCATTCCAGCCACCGCCGAAACCGCGAATAGTCGAGGACTCCATCGACCTCGACCGTACCGATCCACGTTTAGCAACTGGAAACAATGACATCTGTGTGACTCACACAATTAGCAACGTTCAAACCATTGATCCGGAATATCCGGTTGCGAAGACGAGCTAATCGGGTGATCAGCCAAGAGAGCTTTGACGTCTGCGAACCGCGCCTCCATCATCATCCGCTGAGCCTCAGCCGCTTGTGGATTGGTTTCATCCGACGTTAATGCCTGATAAGCCGTTGCAGCTACAAGCATCAACTTGTCTAGATACATGACGTCTTCCCAAGCCCAATCAACACCCGTCGCCTTGGGATAGATACGAGCCTGAACGTTGATCGTCCCGGTTGCCGTTGCCGGATAAATCTTGAAACGTTTGGTCTCATAGTCGGCATCAGTCGCTACCAACGTCTTCCAGAAACGAGGCGTCGTGCCTGTGATATTAAACGGATTTTGCCGCTGACCGAGAACAGGCAGCGGGTTGATCGACTTGTCCATACGCACCGAAATGATGTCTTCCGGATCGCGTACATTAGCAAACGGTGTAGTCGTAATCTTACCAGTTACACCGTCCAACGTAAGCGAGAACCAATCGGTGTATTGGTCCCAAGGATACTTCTTGAATAGAAGGTCAAAGCCGCGGATACAGTTGTTGAAAAGAATGTCCTCACTAAACGCTTGGACACCTGCACCCGCGACTTCACCGACAACGGTAAGCGCATCATCCACGACTTGTCGAATGGTAACACCCATCGTTGTCTCCCTTTGTGTGACTCACACAGATCAGGCGAAGAAGTGCTTGATGCCGTGAAGGCCGCCGTTGCCGTTCGCGTTGACCTGATTGTCAGCTACGAGACCCACACGAATTTCCGACACACCGTCGGGCGTCATGAGAGGCTCATAGGAACCACGCGGCTCGAACGTGGTTGCCGTAGCGGGATCGGTCAAGTCCGGAAGCGAGAAGTGCGTCGGCGTCAACGTGACACCAACGGTATCGCCACCAGCACCAGCCGCAGCCGCGCCAACGATTTCGATCAGATCGCCAGTACGGAAACGGTTGTTCGAACGATAACCCACCGTCGCAGGCGTACCACGAACGAGTGCCTTGGAAGCCGTCACCGGAGTCACGGTCAAGCCACCAATCGCTGTACCGCCCAAGTTGACGGTAATGACGGGATTGGTACCACCGCCAGCACCGTAACCGAACGCATACAAGTCCTTGACGAAACCGGGGAACGGAGCATCGACAATGACCGAACCACCCGAAATCGCAAGGGCTGCGGGACGAGTAACTTCGTACGTGGTGTCACGCTTGTAGATCGGGATTTGGATGCCGTTCTCCTTCGCGTAAGCCAGATCACCCTTGTATGGAAGGCCGAACCGCCAGCCAGTGCCAAGGTTGAACGTGACCGCGTTCGTGGAAGGCGTGATAATCTTCGTGGCAGTCACACGATAGAAACACTTCTTCCCGTACAGAGCACCCGTACCGCCAGAAGCACCCGTGAAGCGTTCGATCATGGGCTGACCAAGATAGTCATACCCATAGACGTCTACAACATGAGCGTTGCCGGGGTTGCCAGAGATTGCCAGCGTGACGGATCGACCATACGGACTGTCAGCCGTATAGCTTGCAGCAACGACGGTATTTGCCGCCGCCTGAGCATTGGTCGCAGCCTGAATGCCGGAAGCTGCAACTGCCGCCGGCGTACCGAGAGAGAATTCGGTCGGAGCCGACGAGATCAAGGCACTTGAGTAGTTCATGGCCTTGACGTAGGAATTCACGCCCAAAAAGCGTGGGGAACGATCTTGATACATTTACGCCGCCTCCGCATCTTCGAGTTCGACGCTCGGGTCGCGAATGAGGGTGATGACCCCACTCTTGGCCTGCGCCAACTGCATGACCTGTTTCTCAAGGTCTGCATAACCCTTGCGTCGCGTCTCGGCATCCTGACTGCGCATCATTTTGCCGATCTTCGAATTCGGGTCTTGCAGGCCCTGAATGTTCACGATGGGAGCTTCCTCGCTCACACCGTATTGCTTAAGGGCCTTCCGGTCCTTGAGGCGAACAACGTGTCCGCGCGGGCAGTAGACGAGATAACCAGCCGGTTCCTCCACGTCCGCCACCACCAGCCCTTTGGCTTTGGTCCACTTGTGAACCGGACGGCGAACAGTGCCTTCCAACTCCACAACCAGATATGCCAAACGGGCGCCACTCTGCATCGTCATTGACTCGATCCTTTCTCCTACCGTGTGTGAGTCACACAGTAATCAGTTGGTGAGATATGCGTGGGTGCGGTACTGCCTCCAAGAGCAAAGCTGCCCTTCCCACACAACGCGGCGGCCAGTCGCATCCACGTTCCACGGAGCAACGAGCTTCTTGATCTTCATGTTGACGCCTTTCAGGACGTGCAACGTGAGATATTCCTCGTTGACGAAATAGCAGGCATTCGGAGCCAGCTTCTCGTCGAACAGGAGGGGCTTTCCGTTGTGCGTGGTGCCGACGATGCCGAGGTTGATCAGCTTCTTCCCGGTGCCTGTATCAGACAACTGGATGCTGGTCTTGTCGCGCGCTGCGGCCTTGTGCATGCGATAGATGTTGCGACCGGCGAAAATGACCGTCGGCTGCGGGGACTTCTGACCATCCGACTGACGGTTCAGATCGAGTTCGAGAATATCATCGAACGCTTCCTCAATGTTCTCCGGTGAGAGGGTACCGGCGAAGTTGTACGAGGACGAACGCCACTGCGACTCGGCAGCAAGCGAAATGCCACCGACAGAGCCAGTGGTTGGATCGGCTGGAATGAGGTTGCCGAGACCATTCGGGTCCGTACCCGCACCGATCGACGTATGATAGGATGCGAACTGACGCGAAATCGACTCGTCCAGAGCCTTGATCTTGCCGGTCAAAATTTTGAAGATCGCGGCACGACCTTGGTTCTCGTCTTCTTCCTGATCCGAAATGATCAGCGAACCAACGACACGTGACATGAAGTATGAGACGGTCGTGAATTCGTTGGTCTGATCCACCGGCACAGTATCGTAATACTGCATCGACGTCACGTTCGGGTTGAGGCCGACGATCAGCGGATTGGAAATCTGCGGTCCGCCGTCTTCGACAACCACACGCTTTTTGGCGTGCAGGTAAGCACTCACAGTGCCGCTGATGGCCGAAGCCATGATCAGTTTGGCACGAGAGCGGGTCAACATAGCGTTGACAACCGTATCAAGTGTCGCCATTTTCTTCCTCGTCTCCGTGGAGGGGGCAATGCATCCCCTCCGGTGATTTTGTGTGAGTCACATAAGGACTGAATTATCCCGTTGCACCCATCACACTACGCACGATGTCGTCATAACTCTCAGTGACAGGAGCAGGCTCATTACCAACTTGCCTACGACCATCACCGTTTCCGCCACCACCGGGATTACCCCGACTAGTGGGCAGGCGCGGCTGTCCTTGCCGGTTTCGGAGACGCCCGTTCGGATGACCACCACCGCGTTGACGCTGTTGGGCATTCCGTTCGAGGTTTAATTGCAGTCTGAGCCACACCTCGTTAAGAGACATATTGGCAAACTGCGGGTTCTCATAGATTTTTTGGATTGTCGCCAGATGCTGCCTAGCATCGGGGTTTGCAATCAGGAACTGCGAAAGTTCCCGCTTCGCATCCTCAACTTGCTGCGTGCTATTATTCTGTTGTTCACGCTGTTGAGCGGTTTGGTCGTTTAGCTGCTTGACGGGAGCCAATCCAGCATCAATCCGCTGTTGGACTAGGTTCATCAAAGCAGCAGGATCAAACCCACCCGGCTGTAGACCGAGTGAAGTCATATCTATACCACGTGCAGCCGCTCTTGTCAACATTGTTTTTATTGCTTCGACAGGCGACCTTTTGAACATGCTAGCAAGCTCAATTGCCTCTCTGTTCTCGCTATCAGTCAGTCCAGCACGCTGGTATTCGCTTCCATTCTGCTGCAATTGAGTCAATTGACGGTGCAAAGTGGTCCCGATTTCGACCGCCTGCTTCAAACGACCATCGATATCGTTGATGATGTTCTGTGCAGACTCCCGGATCGTGCCCAAATCCTGAGTACGCTTGTGCAACGTCGTGAACAGACGAGCCTCTTTACCCGCCTTGGCAATGATACGCTTGCCATCCGCAGACAGGATATTGCCCTTATTATCCGTCTTGATCTTGTCAACATCGAACTCGCCCTTCTGATTGGGCTTAGCTGCGAGGTTGTCTGGCTGCTGCTGACGGGGTTGCTGCTGCTGTTGACGCGGCTGCCGTTCCTGCTGTTGACGTGGAGGTGGTTCGTTGTCCGACAAATCATCATCGTCGTCCTGCGGCTCGTTCTCGAAATCGTCGTCTTGATCGAGGTCGCCCGGATCATCTTCAAGGCCCATCCCGTCAAAGGGATTGTCCCTGTCCATACCCAAATCGTCGGCCGTGAGACCAAGCGACTCAGAGACGGTATCGATTGCGGTATTCCTATCAACGTTACGTGGTGCCATTTTAGTCTCCTGCAAGGCTGTGTGACTCACACAAGCCTGTTTATTGCGCTACTGGTTGTGCCGATTGCGGCTGTTGAGACGCCGGTGCGCCTTCCGGTGTCCCAATTTGTGCGAGCAAGAACTGCTTGATTTGAGCAGGGGGTACGCCTTGCTGTTGCATTTGAACGACCTTTGCCTTTGTCTGCTGAGGCAAGGCCTGTAGTTGTGCCATCGTATCTCCACCGCCACCACCACCCGGAGCCATTGCACCACCACCCGGCGCATTGTTCCCTTGCTGCATCGACGCTGTAGCTTCCTGTTCCAAACTCTCCCAATCATCCGGCTTGATGACAACTTCCGAGAATGCATTCTGCAACACACGCAACATGATCTTGAACGCTGTCATTGGTGCCTTAGAAGCAAATTGCCCAATGCTCTGAGCAATCTGCACAGCCTCTTTCTTCTTAAATAGGCTGTTCGGCTTCTCCATCGTACCAGCAACACACTCAATCTGATAGTTCGAAGCAAACTGCTCACGGTCCATCTGCTGCCATTTCTGAGCCTGCTTAGCACCGATCAGTTTCGCCACGTCCTCTTGGGTGTAGTTCTGTACACAAAGTTCCGCGAGTGCTTGTGTAAGGTCGCTGACAGTGTCTTCAACGCTATCCGTCTTGGCCCCGACTGCCATACGTGCCGCATCTTGGTACGATTGTACTGCGGCCTCATTCGTGTTTGTCTTAAATTGCGTACCCCGCAATGCATCGCTCGTATTCGAGATACGGTTGATCGACGCCATAATGGTGTCTTTATTAAATAGAGGGGCAAGTTGTTGGTCAAACGACGGCGGAACGAAAGCCTGAATAAAGTCGCCAAGTTTGCCTTCGCCCGCACGTACCCCCAGTAGTTTGACATCATTTTGCCCCTTACCTCGAATGCCATTGACAAACTTCTCTGCCTCCTTCTGATCAACCTTATCTGAGTTGTAATAGAAGTAATCAAAGACAGTTCGTCGGATTTTCGCCACCTGTCGATTGATGTCATTCACTTCATCCTGTTGATCGAGGTAATAAGCCGTTTCGCCGACACTGACAACACCGCCAGTGGACATGCCAAACGAGCTAATGAAGTACGGATAGAACCGTGAAATGTTCAACGGATCATCCCAAACCCAAAGCGGCCACGTCCAATCGTCACGGTGAAAGAGCATGACACGACGCAAAGCTTTGTCCCACACGAGATAGCATTCCGTGTAATACAGGTTCTGGTATGCTGCACGTTCATCGTTCTGATGCTTCGTGACACTGTTAATCGGATCAGAAGTGCCCAACGCATCAAGCACCATTCCCAAACCGTCGTCACGCGTACCACTATTAGTTGTAAAGCTCGCCTTGTGTGTCGGCTTGTAAACATACACACGAGCCTTATCGTCTTCCTCGTCCTCGTCTTCGCATGGCTGTGTGTACTGAGCAACGAGTGCAGCCGTCTTGAAGAAAATCTTTTCGATCATCCACTTACCATCAAGACCATCATCATCCTCTGCATACGGATCGACAATGAGGTTCTGAGGCAGCACGTTGCCAAGCTTCGGGCCACTCTTTTCGAACACTTCCATCTGAGCTTCAAGAGCTTCAATCTCGCCGTAAATCTGCTCAGCCTCAACCATATCCTTGGCCTTAACCAGCTTGTCAGACAACTCCTGCATTGTCTGCATAGCCTGCTCAGAGCTATCGTCTTTCTTAGTCCAATCCAGCTTGAGGATACCAAAATTGGCAAGCAAAGAGAAGCCAATCATACGTCTGATCTTCGGCTTGGCATTCAACAGATACTTGCCACGGATCAGAACATTGACCAGTGACTTGATCACACCAGCCATATCGGCATCGTCTTCGTCAATCGTGTTGACCGCAATATCCGGGTCTTGCGAATAGATAGCAGGCAACATGACATTGAGGTTCGAGTAAACGATGTTCTCTGTCGAGTCACCACGCTTAAACAACCCTCTCGGAGTACGCAATTCTCCGGTCTGATTGTTGTTGTAATACATGAACGTTTCGTCCCATGCCTTATAGATCAACTCATAAGCAACGAGAGCGGCATCAAGACGCTTTTTCCAGAGCGTACCGACCGCACGAGAGATCGCAATCTTCGAACCCTTGTAAACACGAAACAAAGGCTCAGGGGTAGCTTCTTCGACTGGTTCCTCAGTCGCCTTATCCAAGTCAAACACTTCGCCGTCGTCTTGAGGAATGTCGTCGTCGATTGCCATTGCCCTGATCCTTTGTGTGAGTCACACAGACTTACTTTGACTTGATTGCCTTCGCGAGTGACTTGATCACACCGTCAGGCTGCTGACCCGTAACCGCTGCTACCTTCTCCTGTGTGGACTGGTTATGAATGTACCCAAGTAGGCCAAAACGGAGACCGTACCACGACAGAAAAAACGACAAGCTCTCACTAACCGCCTTAAAGATATTCGGATCGAACACAATCGAGTAGAGGATAACCCAACTCGTTGCCGTAGCTTCGAGGCCCACCGAATAGCCATAGATGTTCCTCCATGCCCACCACTTCTGTCCCGTAGCAAGCTCTGCACGCATTGTCGCATTGATCGACTCAGACTGTGCCGAGTTTGCCTCATAATAGGCTTTCGCCATGTCAGCGAGACCTTGCCACTTCGATGCAGCTTCTCGTTCCGCTGCCTCAATCTTCTCTGATGCACTCGGATCGTTCGTGATCGCAGTAGCAATTGCTCCCGGATCGTTCTCAACGCCCAATGCATCAGCGAGAATTTGACCGGCTTGCTTACCGATAAAACTCCCTGCTGGAATAGGCAATAGACCGCCTACGATACCACCGATTGTCGGGGCAAGCGGTCCAATCATCTTTCCAATTGCAGCCCAATCCATCTTACTTTTCCTCGTGAAACTTTTGAATGAGAACATGAATAACAACCCCAATCACAATACCCACTGCAAGGATTGCGAGGATTGTCCAAGGGCTGGCATGACCGGCTGCGGCAGTCGTGGCAACTGCGGTCGTGCTGACCACAACCGACGAACCTGCAACCGTCTTAACCGTTGTCTTCGCGGGCGTTGGCTGCGTCCCATGAAAGACCATTGCCTGAGCCTGTGCCCATTCGGCATCAGTCATAGGATACGGTTCACCAGACTCATGCCAAGCCTGAGCCTTCATCAACTGTATGCCACGAGCCGACGAAAGGAATGCAGCATTGATCGTTGTGTCCGCAGTCAAACCCGGTACGCGAGCACACAAGAAATCAACATACTGCTGCCACGAATTACCACCAGACCAAGTCTTAATGGCAACTGCGAGTGGCTTATTTCTATAATGACCACTATTCAACCAACGATCAAACTGACATGCAGCCCCTTGAACCTTCGTCGGGAAGTACGCAATACGATTACCCTGTCCCAAACCATCATTCAATGCCTCAGCTTTCGTGCTTCCCCACTTACGGGTAAAAGCATCATCCCATGAAGCACCGGGATTGTTACTCCGGATTGGAGCCGGAATACGTACCATCATCATTTCCTGTCCTCCTGTGTGACTCACATAGACCTTATCATGCGTCTTCGGTTTCGTCAACCTCCCGCCAAAACATCCATTCGGGCGGTAATGCACTCGAAGGCACCTCGATATCGCTTGCTTTCGGCAAATGACTGAGCAAATATTTAGTCATATCCATAGCGTGATCGTTCTGATGGTCAGCCGGTTCGTCGATAGCTTGTCCTGCTGGATTGCGTTTCCAGTAGTAATTAGTGATTTCACTCTCGAAAAAGTCGTCTTCGAGGTCGTCAACCACATAAAGAAGCGACGATTTCAACTCTCCCGTGATCGGATGCGGGATATCAAACCGTCCATTTAGGTAGCCACTTACCTTTGCTAGCCCCTGAACGATGTCATTATTCGCTGGCCGCATGTGCAAATGATACTCGTCACGATAGATTTTCGCGATAGTAGCACCTGTATCCTTCAATCCCGCAATGACAACAGGCTTGAAAATGGCCGGATCAGCCTCGATAGCACGCGAAAAATCAAGATCGTAATGGGTATATTTCTCCCTGATCTCTGCGATAGCGTCCGGTTGCTCTGTGTAATGGAAGTTTCGACGATAGAAACCATCGAACAAAATCACACGTCCCCAATCGTCCACCATCGATAGCCCATAACATGACGGGCTTGTGAGACCAAAATCGTATGCTTCAACGATCTTGATCCTAACATGACGCTTCAAGCACTCAGTCAAATGGTGCAAGAACTGTTCACGAGTAAGCACATTTCGCTCACGAGAATACTCGCTGTAAACGAGACCCTCATAAGCGACATACTTACCCTCTAGATACCTCTCCTTCTGCTGCCCACGATACAAGCTCTCCAACGTCGCCATGTAGTCGCGAGTAAGGTTCGCCGCATTAGTGTACGTGCTCCCTTCAAACAACTCAATCAGAGGCGTGCCAGTGTCCGGATCAACCAAGAGATTAGGCTTCTTAACACCCGACTTCTTCCAAATGAGGTATGGCTGGACCACTTCTTTAAAGAACCAATTCGGGGAGGGGTTCGCAGTAAGGACAAGCCAACGAGGCCCCGAAGAAGGCATCGAAGGGTCTTCCTGTTCACCCGCAGGAGGTCGATAAGGAGTAGTTCCACGAAGTCGGCCAGCCAAATCAAGGAAGTCTTTATGAGTAATGCCGGGGTCTTCAATCTGATCCACCACAATCCAGTCATAAGTAGCAGACAGAAGATTTGAGCTTGTAGTGCCATCAGCCGTCATTTTTCCGCGTTGTGCAATGTACCGGAAGTTAATAATGGAACCATTGGTCAGATAAAGAGTGTTGTCCTCCTGCGTTGGCATCTTCTTGATCCAATGCTTCGGGCACCACTTGTACACTTCCTTTCGGATAGTGTCGTTGAGTTTCGGGTACGTCTCGCGAGCAATCAAGCCGTTGCTTCCCGGATAATCTTTGGCGAGGCGCAATGCCTTGGTCACGACAGCGGCAGTAGTCTTGCCGTTCGCAAAGCCACCGCCAAATATTTGTATCTTCGCACGACTCTCCGAGAATTGCCATTGGAGACTCCCACGCTCAAGACGATAATTAGGCATCTGTGTGACTCACACTAAGCGCCGAGCCGAGGACGATAAGCAACTCCGACCGCACCTTTATTAAGTGCAAGAGCAGAGCCGATCACGTCCACGATATTATCAGGCGTCATTGTACCGCGCGTTCCAAGTTGAATATCGTTCGCGCCATTCGCATATGTCGCAGCAAATACTTGACGACTGTAGGTATCACCGAACGTCTTGCTCGTCATGACACCGTTAAGCAATCGCATCCCCAAATTCTGCGGCGTACCGGGAATTGCCGTCTTGCCTGACCAAGCAATATTGGCCGATAGACCATTAATCGTAGCGTCACCGTTACGCGTAAAGATCGTAAAGTCCGCAGACGTATTGCCTGCACCACGATCAATCAGCATATGATATGCCTGACGTCCGTAAGGGCCAAGCAAATCGTTTGCCTTATAGACACGCGAATGCCTCCGATCTGTAACAGCCGGAGTTGCATACACCTGAAAGTCGTTGACGTCGTTGGGAGCTACGGTATTCGGTGCCGAGCCTGTTGCGTGGTAATGACCATCGCTGACCATTGTAATCGTTGCACCATTCACATACAGACCTTCTGGCGCCATTGCATCATTGAGCAACCAGCTATTGACAAAACGATCACGCGTCAAATCCCAAGCAACCAACTTGCCCGGTGATCCATTTGCACCTGTCAAAGCCCACAACAATCCTGTGGTCGTATCGATACTCAAATGATCGAGCGTTCCCGGCCAGTTATTGAAATCCGCATAACCGATGATCGCACCGGCAAGCGTAACCAACCACACATCACCGTTACTATTATTGCCAGCCCAAAGCCCCTGACGTACATCATCCCATACAAGAGCATTCGGGGCAAATGAAAGATTAAGCGGTGTACGTGGAATTGCTCCTGTCCTATCCACAAAGCAAATACGAGAAGACGCACCATCCACATAGGCAAGCCATCCGTTGCCCGTTGGAATGTACGTCACACCCTGTAAACCGCCAACCGCTTGTGTCAGGATAACCTGAGTGACATACGTAGAACCATCAGGCGACACACGCACAATACTCGTCGGCGGATTGGCACCACCACCATTACCTTGCTGAGCACCGAAATTCCCAATCCACCAATCACCGCCGGGGTCTTTCGTCAATCCCGTACAAGTGAAACCGACACCTGCACCACCACCCGGAACGTCAGGCAATAGCTGCCGAGACGTCGATGCAATACCTGCACCATCCGCAAAGTTACGAGGAATGCCTGCTCCTGTACCACCAACAAGAGAGGCAAACTTCGTCGGGTCTTCTGAGAACGACACATAGTTGAACGGAGGCAAGCCACCAGCCCCCGCAGACATCATACCACGTTGCGGCGTGAACAACTTACGCCGTGTCAGAAGACCCATCGTTTTCATTGTGTGACTCACACTAGTTCGGAGTGGTAATCGCAACCCAACAGGTGTTCGCCACACCCGTCAACGGATAAACTGCCTTCCAGAGACAGTTATTCGTCGTGTCCTCAATGATCTCCCCATTATAAAGGGGCGTGATCGACCCATTCGGTTCGCCTGCATTCACCCTGTTCGGCGTGCAGTAACTCACGTCCGGAATGTCTGCCCCACCAAGGGAAAGATCATGCACAATCGCCATTGACGTATCCTTTCTGTGTGACTCACACACTTAGTTGTTGATCATATCCTGCAAGGCGCTACGGATGCCAAATGCAGCCCGGAAGCTCAGCACATCATGTCCGGTCAATGACGGATGCGTCAAGTCACCATCCACCAGCGTACCGGAGTTGTTCGTGCTCAGCCACGGAACGGGATCGGTTGACACAGGAATAAAGCGAATGTCCCGATATTTCAAATCGGCAACACCCTGCTTAATCGCATTCTCACAAGTGATTTGTGATGCGTTCGGCCCACCTGCACCAGCCTGACAACCGAGCACAAAAATCGGAGCCGTTGGATATAGCGAACGAATACGCTGATAATAAGACCGCACAGCCTGTCTGATCGTATCGAACGTATTGGACGCGTCATTGTACCCATAGCATCCGACGAACATGTCGATGCCTTCGGCCGGAACTCGCCAATAAGGGATTTGATTGATTGCTGGCACAAGACCCAATGGCCCACTGGCAACATAGCCAGTCTGACCAACACCGAACTGTCTCGGATCGCGGATACCAAGACGTTCACTCGCACGATAAACAAAATTGCCATTCGCAACCGGCTGCACAGTGTTACCGCCAGTCTGACCTTCAACATAACTATCCCCGACCCATGCAGCATGGATCACGTCATGTTGCGACGGCTTCCAAATGTCACAATTCGCAGACTTCTTGATCGACTTGATCAAATTCATACCGGCGGAACTGTTCGCACCATTCAAGATACGGATACGACGCGGCGCTCGAACACCCGCAAAATCCAGCAACAAGAAATTGTCCGCCGCACCTGCACCAGCACCAGTATAAACAGTGCCACTGTCATACTGCCCATCCACCTGCACACGGCATTGCTTGATATTGCTCATGAACATGCAGAGTTCAACTTTCGGTGCATCAGACATGAACTCAAGACTGGTACACCACTGGTTCGAACCGCCGCCCGCATTGCCTGACGTGTTCGGCGTCGAAATGCCAATCGTCTCAACACGTGCATAGGCCGACGCTTGAATGACTGGATTGCCTCCATACCAAGCAATCTGGTTCTGAGCGAACGAAGACAAAGCAGAGCCGTTCGCGACCGACGTACCCGCAGGCAATGTGCCATCCGTCGCAGCCGTCAATGTGATCGTGGGCGGCGTTGCCATAAAAGGCCGTTCCAGCGGATTGTTATTCAACGCAACGTCAAAGATACGCTGCAAACGGTTCAGGCGCTGCTCACGAGACATCGGCATCTTGTTCTCCAACGTTAATAGTAACTTCACTGCTCCTATTACCATCGACGATGATAATACGCAGATCATTCACACTCATGTTTGCACGATGTTCCTGATCTTTCGGCCTTATTCCTGCTCGATCAAGAATATCCTTTGAAGCTGCAAACTGCGTCTCTTCTTTCTTCGCACTAGACGCAAGCGTTCCGATCTTCTCAACCGCTGTCTGCGCGTAAGATGCAATTCGGCTCGTGATAAGCGTCGAGTTTGCATTGATGAACTCCCCAAGAATGTTCTCGAAACATTCACCATAAGCGGGATGACTTCGGAGTTCGTTGATATGCTCGACAGTCGTGCCAAGCGTATCAGCAATCTCACGGTCGCCAACACCCATCATAGTGAACATGAAAACAGCCCCGATGCCTGAAATGACATTCGGAGCGGCTGGCAGTTCTTTCAAAATCCTTCTCTTGTTCGGCCGATAAAGCGCGGGATCGATTGCCCCATCAAGCTTCATAACCGTTGATTGCCTCTTGGTTGGCTTGTTCTCAGGCTCAACCTTTTCCCCATTCGCAGCAATCAAAGGATCACCCGGCCGAGCTAATCCTCGACCGGGCTTTGCCTTCACTGCTTTCTTTGCAGCTTTGACCATCACGCCTTCTCTTTAACTTCCGGCTTCCACGGCTCCGAGACATCGTAGACCTCGCCGTCATAGTCGTCACCGACTTCCTCAGCAAGCATTCCACGCGACTGATGCCCCTTGAATTCACCGCGCTTCATGCTGATCACGGTATCCGGGGCGAGGGGATGCAAGTTCACATGATGCACACCAACATCGTGCTTCATACGAACAAGGATTTCCTCGTCGTCGTCTTCCTGAGCTTCTTCACTCGACTCAGACACCGTGTCCGGATCATCTTCATCGTCGAGCGTCGGAGCGTCGTTGACTTCGGAAAGCTCCCTCTCCAAATCGGCGACGTCCTTGTCCGGTGCCTCAGCGATCTTCGGCGCCTCACTCTTCTTCGGGATACTCGGTTGTCGTGCCATTGTCTTCACCCTCTCTTGTGTGACTCACACAGAACTTAACGGGTTCCCAACGGGTTGCCGTCAAGGTTCGCAGGCGGATTTGCCCCGAACGTCGTCTTGCTCGAAAACGTGTTGACGGTCGCCTCGATATGAGTGACGTCCGCCGCCGTCGTCGCGCGATTGATAAGGGTTTCGGTCGTGATGGCTCGCAGACCACCAAGCTCCGAATTGGCCTCGACAACCGTAAACGTCTTGGTTGCGTTCGCGCCCGGAGCAACACCGTCCAACGCAGTCATACGCGCACGCAGTTCAAAGGTGCCCTTACCATCAAGAGCCTGACCAGCGATGCGCCGACGGTTTCCGCGCGTGGACATGTTACTCAATGAAGCGACACCATTCGCCTCAAAGAAGCCACCCGCGACCGTAGCAGTATAGGAGATTGACACAGTTTCATCCTTTCGTCCCGGTGAGAGAAAGGGAAAGGGGATGGATCACCCACCGGAAAGTGTATGTCCATCCCCTGCGCTGTGTGACTCACATAAGCGAGACAGCTATCCGGACCATTGAGTGTAATTGCCAAACCACGATCAATGCGGAATAACAGCATGTGATAAATGTAACACGCGTACACGAGAATGTCAATACCCTCTGTGTGAGTCACACAAACTATTTTCATGATGTGCTATCGGCCTCGTTCACAGATTTCATGGACCGATATCGCATGTCCGACGTGTGTTTTCTGTATTTTTCGAGTTGCCCCCGACGCAACGCTTATGTTGCGCAGCGATAGCACCCACACGAACGCGCCGCCGAAGGCACGGACACCCCTCACCCATACTGCTATCATCACCGCACCCTTGCCAGAAAATAACGCTTGACATTTCCCGCAACACGTGTATAATCCTTCTGTCTTCCCGCAGGGCCCATATACACACACCGCCCCCTCACCATACCCAAACCGAAGCGCATGTGAGTCACACATCGACCCGAAGGGGCGGTGTTGACGAACACATATATCCCATACACGCACGAAAAAAGCCCCCCGGAAACCAATCCGAGGGGCTTAATCGTGTGCAGCGATCCACCAACAACGTGCTTCTTAAACTGGCCGGGAACGTCGGGCAACGTCCAATCCAACCCAAAGCACGATGAATTAACGCCCATAATACCGAAATGTTCCCGCGTGTCAATAGAAAAATGATCACGAAACCGTGAAAATCGTAAAAACTCAATAAAATCAATGACTTAAGCCCTGTGTGAGTCACCCGCCAGAGGCACGTTTGCCCCGAAAGAAGGGTGAATACGAAGCAAATCTCACGTATGGGTGGCCTCGCTTCGCTCGCTCCCTGTCAAGTCACGAATTGTTACAGCCCCCCTTTTTAAACATGGGGGAGGGTACGGGGACGCATATCGGGATTTCCGAACACGTTATCATTCGTCATATCCGAAATCTTCGGGTAAACAGAACACAACCTCATGTGTGTGACTCACATATTGGGCGAGAGTCAAGCGAATTATTCACGAAATATGAAAGAATAATGCTTGACAATGGGCAAAAAATCGCGGGCGGCCTCCCCAACGCAATCGCTAGCAACCCCAAAATACGCGATGTCAAGCCCAAAATTCACGTGATAGCTCAAATATTTCGCTTGACAGGAACATGAAAACAGACCGCGAACACGACAAGAACAAAGCGATATCGAAACGCGAACACGAATTAGAAGCCCGTGGAGCGATTATTTTCAGAAAAATGACCTCTGATATCAGAATATTTTCCGCTTATGGGTGGCCTTCTAATGCGTTTCTAGAGGCATATTCCTTAAATGCATGGCTTATGTGACGCGATATCACGAAAGAATTTTGTGTGAGTCACACGATTTTTCTTGCAACGTGACGTGATATCACCTATTATCGACCTTGCACTGATCGCCGCCCCTAGTTGGCTCTAGGGATATCGGCACAGGCACAGGATGGAAAAGCGGCTTTATTGCGCGCTACGTCCGAAGGTTGCGCGAAAATCGGGTTCTCCGTTCACCCGCGCAACGTAGGGTTTCCCATGAATATTAGGTATTTCCGCAGTGATGCGCGAATATGTAGGAAAATGAGTGGCAATAACCGTGCCTCTGGCGCGGTTATTGCCACGAATGGCGCGGATTATCTCTTTAAGTGGCTCTTATATGGGCCATTTAGAGAGGCAATTAAGCCTCATATAAGGGGAATACCAATGACGAAGTTCCAGATTTTCGCCGCCGCTTTCCTTCTCTCCTGCGCTACTGCGGGTTGGCTGACTGGCGCGGCCTATGCGGAGGAAACGAAGACTGTGCAGCGTACCGTCACGGTCTATTCGCTTTCCGATAACCCGGAACTCGAAAAGAAGGTTACGGCGATTTGCGGTGATACCAACGTCAAGCTTTCGCCCAAAGCGCGGGCGGCATGCGACACGAAGAATTTTCCGCCCCTCGCCAAGACCAAAGACTTCCGGAATTCGGGCATCGGCGCCGAATTCAATACGTTGGCTCGCAATCGCAGCTAATGTGACTCACACATAAGACGCATTACCGGGCAGTCTCGAAAGAGGCTTACCCGGTTTTGTGCGTTGTGAGGCTAGCTTTGACAACGATAGGTCAAATGGCTGGCGCTGCACGTGCCTTTGGCGTCACGATACTGTGACACCAATGAAGAAAGGGAACCGAATGGCTTACACGCAAGATACATGGGTTTTGAATGTCGCGACGCGTCCTAATGGTTACGTTCCTCGCGACCAATGGGATACGGGCTTTCGGCATTTCGCCCGGATCGAATTACCTCCGGAACTCAATGAAGCAATGGCTTATGAACGGGCTTGCTTGATTGTCGCGGCTTTCGAGCAAGGTTTGCCGGAAAGCAACTGGAAGCTTGAACTAACGCGTTGGGAGTTGCGTGGTTACAAACGCGAATTCAAATCTTAGGCTTTATACCGGGCGGCATTGCAAAATGCCTACCCGGTTTAAGGCGTTATAAGAGCCATTAGAAAGGGAAACACAATGGCAGATAAACGCGGTTACGTTGTCGTTATCTTTCATGCAAATGGCGTGATTGATAAGACGGTTCAACCGAAAAGACCGGATTACGATCAATTGAGTAAGGCGGTTAATGGTCCGATTGAGACCATTCCGTATTTTACTCGCTTTGCCGGTCTTACGCGTGGCATCGCTTATGCGAATGAAGAGGGAATGTTGAAAGGCCTTTCCTATAATCGCAACGCGTCGAAAGCTTGGTTCGATGATTTGACGGCGATTGGTCAACCGTTTGACTCCCGCCGCGTTCATCTTTTGGGCGATGTGATCTTTTTTGCAAAGGAACCAAAGCAATGAGAACGCGTGAATATATCGAACAGGCCTTAGACGACGGCCGTTTGTCTGTTGTCATGACAAATGGTCGCGTTTGGAAGGCACGGCGCAACGGGAAAACGCAAACGTGGAAAACGCGGCCCAATGATTTCCGGATACCGATTAAAATGGGCCTGAAATCGTATGGGGCGATTGATCACCAAAATATGCAATCGCCCGAAATCGTGATTGAACCTGAATAGCTTTAAAGCCGGGCGCTGTTGCAAAACAGCTACCCGGCTTTAGGCATTAGTGAAGCATGAAAGGGGAAACAAATGCGGTTCACTGATAAAGAGTTACAATCGGTTCCCAAGCTCTTTAAAATCGGTTATGAAGCCGGTTTTCGAGCGGGTTGGGATGAAAGCCCGAAAGCCTTGCCCCTCTCGACTAGTGGGTATGGTTCCTGTCAATCCGCTGTGATCGTTCTCTATGCGGATACGATTGTGCAATTGGCTCATGAAATCAAAGCGCGGCGTTGGTACCGTTCAAGTGGTCCGGGGCAATGTTTTGGCGGAACGTGTAAGCCAATCATGATTCATAGGGGCGATGGAACTCAACTCGAAGCGATTTGCGTGGTAAGCTCGCTTTGGGATGTTTAAGAAGCGTGGCGGAATTCGCTTTATCCGCATCGGCAGACTAAACATTCAATGGAGCATCCGACGTGCCAATACAAGCAATCCTAGTGCGGTTTCATGGGCCGAGTCAGTTTCGCGGTTCCAGAGTCACTGCAATGTGCCAAGCAAAGACGATTACCAAATCGCGCGTTTACGAATTGAACGATTATGCGAACGCGCAAAAAATCGTGTCTGAGTTGTGTAAAACTTTAGACTGGCATGGCAAGTTGCATTGTGGTATAACGCGGCTTGGCGAATATGTCTTTGTTTTCGAGACCAACGAAGACAATAGCTTGACAGTCTAACCTTATGCCGGGCGGCCTTAATTGGCCTACCCGGCTTAAGGCGTTAGGAACGGTGATTAGGTGGGTCTTTGACCGCGATCTAGCTACCTGTGCCACAAGGTACAGGATAGAAGCAGCACCGTCCTAATGGGAGATTATACTATGGCGAAACGTGGTCCGGCTGATAAGAAGTCGGGTTATCGTGCGGTTGCGGGAGGCATCGCGACCAACAGTTACATGCGGGATATGGGACGTTTCACGCTGCGTTTCGATCCCCGCTCAGTTGAGCAAGCGGACCAAACCCGTTCAATGGTCAATATGAAGGGTGGAAGTGAAGCGGAACGGCGCCGTGCCAACCATCACAGGGGCATACAGGCCCAATCTGATTAACCTTGTGTGACTCACACAATAGACTTGACGGCTAGCCTTAAATGTGCTAGCCGTTAGGCCTGTTGTAATGATGCAACAGGAGAACCAAAGGGAAACACCGGAAAATGGCCCAACCCACAATTAAACGGACGCAATCGGCATCGGACCTGCCATCGTTCCTCGCCCCTCCGACGACGGACGCAAACCAAGCCGAAACTTTCGGTAGCGGGGCGGAAACAACTGGCATGGCGGAACCTGACGAATTGTCACAGCATGTTAACGAAGCTGTGCAACAGGTTTTCCCGAAAGCCGATATGTCCAATCTTTCGGATATGGACGATCATGCGGCAACTGTTCAAGATCAAATCAACCGCTTGGATATGGAGCGGTTGAAGGTTGCGGCTCAGTTGGTCAATACGTTCAATCGGGCAATTCAGGTTCAAGCCGGTCGCAGTGACTGGAATGAACATGATTACGCGTCGTTTATCGTCGCGTTGCGTTCGATTGATCGTATCGGTTACGACGCGAAACTGAATATCAAGAAGTAGTTATGCGCTAGACGCATACCAGCTATGCATTTGCGCCCGTTGTGTGAGTCACACAGCGGGCGTAGTCTTTGATTGTTGCAAACGAGCTACGGCTCAAACAGGAGATTACCAAATGTCGAAAGCAGCGAAGAAAGCCACCCCGGCGAAGGGCAAGAGCAAGCCGGAAACCGAAGTTCAGTCGGGCGACGATACCGGCATGAACCTTGTGCCGACGATTAAGACCGGCGCACTGTCGAAAGACGTCGGCCCGATGGTCATTGCCGGATTGGCAAAGGCTTACGAGGACGAAAAGAAGGCAAACGAGCTTATCGATGCCGTCAAGGCAAAGCGGTATGACTTGCTTGCCGCAACCACTGCTGCGATTGTCAAGGCGGCAAAGGCGGATGACTCGATTGATCTTTCCGCCGCGTTCAAAGACAACAAAAAGGCAATCAATCTGATGAACGCTCAGATTGGGCTTGCGCTCGGTTTCCGTGAAGTCGAGACGTCGGGCGAGGGTGATAAGGCGAAGTCGCGGCTTGTCTATGCGAAGTCGGTTTCCAAGTATTTCCCGACTGCGAAAGACCCGAAAGATGCGCCTGCGACGATCCAGAAGGCGACCACGCGCAGCAACTTTATGCATCTGGTCAAGAAGTGTGCAATGGCTGCACATGCCATTGTGCTGAAAGACTTGGACATCAAGAAAGATGCCAAGACCGGAACCCTTCAGATCACCGGCCCGGCTGTGAACAAGACTTTCGGCGCCGAAAGCGTGTTGCTTGACGAAAAGATCACCGTCGGCGAGGGTGAGAACAAGACCAAGCTCAAGAAAAAGCCGTCATTTACGGCGCTGGCCGAAATGGCTGCCGAAAGCGAGGGTAAGGTTGTCGCCAAGCGTGGCCAAACGGGTACCTCCGGAACTGCTATCGATCCCTCGGTTGCAATCCAGAGTGTCTGCACAAGCCTCTTGAGCATCCTCCCGAAGCTCAAAGCTCTCGATCCCAAGACGACCGAAAGCCTCAAGGCGGCCCGAACCGCTATTGACAACGCCCTGAAAACCTGATATAACAGTCAGGCTAGAAGGGAATGACCCCCGGTAGCAATACCGGGGGTTTCTTTTTGACTGTGTGTGACTCACATAAGGAGGCCCCGCATGTGAACATTCATCAAGTCGGACGCAATATCGAGCGTATGGAGTGGCGGCTCGAACGGATTGAAAGATTGCTACTCCGCATTCTGAAAGAGGACGTTGACATGAAACAGAGCACTCAGGACTTGGTCGATGCTGTGACGCAGCTTTCGGCGACGACGGACGAAATCGGCGCTGCGATCGATGCGCTGGTTGCGGCTCAGGGCGAAGACGACTCGGACGCAATCGAAGCTCAGGTCGAAATCCTCAAGGGACTCGCGCCCAAGCTCAAGTCGCATCTGCCGGCGGTCGCTGCGGCTGGTACGGCTGTGGCTCAGGCCCCGTCCGATCCGGCTGCGAACGTCGCGGCGGACATTCCGCAGTCCTGATAGCGGACCCAACGATCGGCCCGTCGCTAGAGATAGCGGCGGGCTAATTTTTTGCCTATTGTTTTGCGCTTTTTGCTTGACAAATGTATGGGTTTCGTGATACCTTGTAACCCTTCTTCGCGCAGCCCACATAGGCCAAACATGTGTGCTCGCTATCATATAAAAGGACACCGGACTCATGACACCTAAAGAACTACGCCAATTCAAAGAGCTTGGGGTAAATATCGCACAACAGGCCGATTACCTAAGCAATAACATTCATGGCGGGCGTGTGACTCACACAGAGAGCACGCTACAGAAGCTGATCAATCACATATGCCAGATCAATAAGCATATCCGCGCCAAACGTGGTTATGCCAATCTGTTCGAGCGTATGCTATTCCAGTGCCAAGCTGGTCCGCTCGAAGTGACGATCCAAAAGGACGTGATCTATATTCAGGGCGTTGTGTCAATCGATGCCTTGAAGGAATTCTTTATCGTGAATGAGCCTCCCGGCTTCAAAGCTCTTGAGATAGCGGAGGCAGGCGAATGACAAAATCCAGAGCAAAGCACAAGATAGCACTCGAAGAAGAGGCCGTGATTATCACGGATCGAGTCATGCCGCACATTGCGCGTAAAGCTATCAAGCGTGAAGTCGTTGAAATCAAGTCTTCCGGCCAACCGATTTTGGCCGAAAGGCGCGAGTTGGGCAGTCCACCCAAATGGATTATATGGCTCAGCTACAACGAGGACCGTACCGAAGGCACCTATTTGATACTCAACCAAGACGGTAGCATCTGGCGTGAGACTACGCACGGTGACGGTTCTACTTCTGTGGTCAAAATCAAGCCAGCGGACAAGATAGCATGAAGACGCACATGGTCATTTTGTATGTCCGCTCGCCTGATAGAAGCCAAAAAGATGCTCAGTTGCGTGTGCATCGCTACTTTATGAAGCAAAGAGGGTTGCTAGCACAGGAAGGTTTTCACGTTATCAGCACCGGACGCGTGACAAACTTCAATCTAAAGGGCTCAGATCACCCCTCAATGCAGCCAAAAAATAAGGCTTGACACCGATAGCAATTTGTGGTAGTGTTACTTATACTATGCTAGCGTATCCCCACACTAGCATAGTGCCCGTCGGGATTGGCTTCTTTGCCCCCCTAAGCTGCGTACCCGGCGGGAACTTAATTGCCAGTAACTGTGTGAGTCACATAACACCGGAGCATTACAATGTCCACTACTTCTACGAGGTCAACAGTGACCAAGCTGACTGCCCACCGTGAGGTTACGTTCCAAGCAACGATCCTCAAGTTCCTTATGCTCATTGCCGACACGGTTATGCCGTTAAGTCAAGACAAGAGCAACACAGGCGGCCTCATTGCACGTGCGTTCATGTGGGATAAGGTGCAGGAGTATGCGAAGAAGCAGTCTGACGACGCATGGGATAAGTTGGAAGAAGAAGAGATTATTGACGAGTATAAGAACTTGGAAGAAGGCGAGTACCATCTTGGGGAAAGCCCACATTTCGTTGTCATGGTTAAAGTCTCGAAACCCCGTCGGGAGCGTGACGACGACAAGCTTGCCGCAGAGTTGAAGAAGCGGTACAAAGTCCCCGAAGCAATCACAAAAGACTTGATCGAGAAATCGAAAAAGGACGGTTCACGCAACCGTACCTTGAGCATTGTGGAGCGGTGAATGCAGGTAATACCTTTCACGAGCACTCGTGATCGAATTGCGCAGGGACACAAGCGGTCCCTGCCGCTATTGACGGCAGCTAAGGGTCAGAAGCTTTATGCGATCCGCCGTCGGGATGGAAAGTATTTCCATTCGTGCTATGTCAACCCCGACGTGGCACATGTTGTGATGATTAAACTGTTCTCGGCCGATGACGCGAACTTTGTGAAGTCGGTGGACCAGACAGTTTTGTCGCGTATCTGTAAACCCGAACATCTTGTGTGAGTCACACATGGACATTGATCCAGATCGTGTAGGCGGCTGCTTTCAAGTTGCTTGTCTTGTGCTTGCTCTGATCGCTGCATTGGTCTTGGCATGTCTACTCTACGGAGAAACCTCATGGATACACGACTTAAACAGGCCCTAGAGAAGATGATCAATAAGCACTATTCGGCAGTACAGACTGACACGGCTTTAGAGCATTCAGATAGCTGGAAGCTCGAAAAGAAGGCTAAACAGTTTTGGGCTGACTTCTCCGAAGCGAAGAAAGAATTTGAAGGGTTACTGGAAAAATGCCACTTGTCCTAGCGCCGTCGTTCGATGATCACACTCGCGAACAAATCGAAACACACATTGCGGAGGTTCAGGCGAGGCGTATGTCTGCCGCAGTCGAGTACCATACTGGCAAGGATGCTAAGCTGGCTCATGAGAGCAGTAAGATACAGCAACGTATTGCTCGTCAGTATGACATGCTCGGCAAAGAATTAGAGCAACTGGATAAGGTCATGGAGAAGGTTGAGAACCGTCTTGCTGGTCTTACCCATTTGAAGAATGAATTGGGCATGGTCGAAGAAATGCGCGAAATGCACGTTCTCGATGAAGAGGAAGAAGAGAATGAATGACAAGAAGATTTTGGCACTTAACACGACCCCATTGGAGACATTCGTTCACAATCTAGTCTCTACAAATATCGAGAACATTCAACATTGCTTTCGCATTGACAGTGTCAGTTATGTTGCGGTGCTCGGTGCGGCTCTTGGTGAAATGCTTGCTGCGGCTGATGCTGGCAGTGAGAAGAGGCTTGGAGACTTGACAGAAGAACAACTTGAGCCGTTGAAGCAGACGTTCCTGCTCAATTTCGATGCTGCGTACAATCGTATCCGCAGTGAACTTGTTGAACCCGTTACACCAAAGAAGGAAGTCCCATGAGCCTGACATTCAATCAGTTTCAAGTCGAGTTGCGTAAGCGTGGCATCGATGGCAACATTGCCGTTGTGCTTACGCAGATGTATGAGCAACAGCGGGAAGGCATCGAACAGCTTGATCAGGCCATGAAAATTCTTGTGGCTTTGACTGAGACTGTGCAGAACTTTGTCGCGCTCAATGAGTCGATGGGTGGGCAGCTTGCACAGTTGCGTCAGCGTGTCGGGCTGCAAGAGGTTGTCGGTAGCGAACCGTTGACCGACGAGGGTGATTATCATGGGTAAACCTGTGTCTGGCTTCCTCGCGAATGACGGTTCATTCCACGAGACAGAAGCCGAAGCTGACTTCCGCGATGCGGAAGATGAAATACGCAATTGGTGTGTGAGTCACACAGTCAACGGTGTGCCCTACCCAGTTGATGACAATGCTCTCTTGGAGTATGTCGAGGCCTTGGCCGATCCCATTTATCGTTATCTCAACGCCAAGGATCGGATCGATGTCGAAACTGCCCGCAAGGAAACCAACGCAACGGTCGGTGGTATCAACCACGAAGAAAGCGAAAACTGGCAAGGCTCTCGTCACAAGTCCCTCGCTGATTACATTGCAGAGGTTTCCAAAACTGACGCACATTCGGCTGACGACGAAAGAGCAGAAAACGTCCCTGCATCCATACTCGAACAGCCGACTGACGGACATGAACCAGTGCCCGACGTGGGGAGTAGTCCACCCGCAGAAAGTGTACTCGACCAACGCCCGAGCGATGGCTCTCGAAGCCGGAAGCGCCATGCACGAGGTATTCGCGGCGGTTCGGCTGTGGCAACTGATGCAGAGGATGGGTCTTAAGAGACATGCAAAGGTTAATGGTGAGAGGCTATTTGGCCGTACCCGGTGGAATGAGGTCATTGGAGCAGTTGATTGGGAACTCGATGAACGCGAGCAACTTCTGCAATTTGCCTTTGCGGTTCTACACAGCGGAAAGTTCTTTGATGATCCATCGGATGACGTCCGAACCATCAGCAACATGGAAATGGCCACCATTGTCTATGTGGATGAACAGCTTCCCAAAATGGACAATTGGCCGATATGGGTTGCTGACAAGAAAGACCCCAATTGCCTCGTCGGAGTTGAGCAGGTCTTTGACGTTGTCCTCTATTACGAGGATGGACGAGCCATTCGTTTCGCGGGTACGATCGACGGATTGGTGTTGGACCTGCATCGGGGCGGAAGACCTACACTTGATGAGAACAAGACTGCTTCAAGGCTTGATGACGGATGGATCATGTCTTTCGATATGTCACATCAAGTCACGGGTTATCTTACCGCTGCTTCTACTTACTTCGGATTTGGCATCGCTCATTCCCGTATCCAAGGATTGAAGGTCAAGCCGAGCGGAAGGGGAGACGATAAATATGTCAAGGTCGTATCGCGAACAGCCGACTCTGTACGTACTTGGGCTGCTTGGTTCAGACACACCGTTGAGCTTTTCGAGGCTTACAAAGACGATTGGGAGCACGCGCCAAGATACACCCATTCGTGCAACCGTTATTTTCGTCCATGTTCGCTCGTCCAGTTTTGTGGCGATACACCGGATGGTCGCATCGAGCAATGGGCTTCGATGGAAAAACCTCCGGGCTCACCTACAGAGCAAGCGATTGCTGGCGAACGATCCGTGAGAGAACTATGACCGAGGCGTTATATTACGTTGGTCTAGTCATTGGGCTGTGCATACTGTTCGCTATGTTCGCTCGTCTGTTCCGCTAACATTGTGTGAGTCACATGAAACGAGATAAGCTGGTTGATCTCAAATACTTCTCAGTGGTGCATGAGACTGATGATGCCTATCTGATCTGCTTTGATGCAGACAAAGAGTCAGTGTGGCTCCCGAAGTCTCAGTGTCAGCTTGACGAAGACGATAACATTGCCACGATGAAAGAGTCGTTGGCGATTGAGAAGGAAATCGAGGAATACGCAATATGAAAATGCAGGAAGTCGTTAAAGAGAAGGTCTCTTTTTGGTTGGAATGGCGTTCAATGGGCAATGCCTATTACGCTACGATGCAGATAGAGGAAGCGGATAGCGTCGCCAGTCGCAATCCCTCCTGTGTAAAGCGTGTTAAGCTTACCAAAGAAGAAGCGAACATGCCTCTTACCGATCTGATGAACAGATATCCCCGCCTCGACATCACTCTGGTTAACTATGAACGCCGTGTAGTCATGCCCGTTTATCGATACGGAAAAAAAGTTTTCGCTATCGCAATTTATGGCTTGACAAGGGCAGACATATCTGGTAGGGATGGCTATGAACCATTCGAAATTGTCCTAAAGCGGATGGGTCTCGACACTACTCGGTATCAGATATCGCCTCACGATGTCTTTGAGTGTGAGTCACACAACTACCAACCGCCGGAAAATACCAGAAAGTAAGTCATGGCGAAAGACAAGCCAAAGCATCCTACAAGCACACTAGCAGGTGGTATCAATGTCGTTAAAGGCCCAGAACTTCAAACTCGTATGGCAATCCTTCTTTGGGGAGCAGCCACTTGTGGTAAGTCAACTTTTGCTGCAACGGCTCCCGGTGATAAGCTGTGGCTTAGCTTTGGCGACAATGAGCATGTCTCTGTTGCTGGCCGTGATGATGTTTTCGTGGCCAATGTTAGCGATATGCGTTACGACGATCTTTTTAAGCACGCTCAGTCTGATAACCCTTTTGGACTGGATCAGTACCTCGCCGAACATACCAACATCGCAACTGTGGTCGTTGACAGTACAACGGCTATCGAATACAAGGCACTCCAAAAAGCTGTGGGAACCGGAGTTGGAGCAGGCCGAGGCTTTACACCTACTATGGAAACGCCGGGGCTATCTGCCTACGGAGGAAGAAACGCTATTCTACTCGAAGTCATTACAGGCTTACTGCGTGTTACAGCCAAGCACGGAGTTCACATTATCTTCACCGCACACGAAGCAGACCCCGTGCTTGTTCCGGGTCAATCAGATACTATCGACTACATCGCAGTACAGTTGGGCGGAAAACTTGTTAATGGTGTTACATGGCGACTGTCCGAAATATGGTTCATGTCTCAAGAAACTACAGGAGACAGGGTTCGCAAGCTCGCTGTGCGCCCTACACGAAAGAGGCGCCCCATGAAGTCGCGCATGTTTGCGCAGAATGGAGACCCTGAGTTTACGCTGGACTACGACAACACAAAGCCCGACAAAGGGCAGATGACAATTGCCAAGTTTTACGACGAATGGGTTGACTCGGAATATTCGAAAATCCCTGTCCCCAAGACCGAGCGTAAGAAGTAATCCGTGTGACTCACACACGGAGTAACGGAGAGAGAACGATGGATAGGTTTAAGGGTAGTGGTGCTATTGACGAACCGAAGCTGTCTCTTGATCAAGCCAAGGAAGCTGCGGCTGCGGGCAAGTTCCCGAAGGTTACGGAGCGTTCGATCAAGGACAAGATTGCTCACGTGGAGTTCATGGAACATCATGCGTCAACGACCGAAGGCGTCCTAACGATCTGCATCATCGAAATGTCGAATGGTTTCATGGTGCATGGTGTGTCGGCTGCGGCTGATCCGCGTAACCATGTGCTGGAAATCGGTCAGCGTTATGCGTTCGAGAATGCGTTCAAGAACCTTTGGCAGCTTGAAGGCTATCTGCTTCGTCAGCGTATCATCGAAGGTATGCCGACACCCGCCAATGGCGAAACTGATACGCGCACGACTGGAATTCAGGGCGGCGAGTCCTTCTAGTCTGTGTGAGTCACACTGAGGTCGCAGCGCGGTAACGTCTCGGATAACAAGTGTGCGCTTTCAAGGAACCGAGAGACCTAGTCTGATCCCTGTGTAGAGGGTCTAACGGGCACGTGCCCAATACGGGATAGCTACACCTATCCCCCCAACTGGCTAAGCCAGAGAAAGAGTAACTACCTATGTCGATCCACAAACTGATCGTTGCCAGCCGTTACGCACTTGCTTCGTCCCTGCTCTCCGCATTTGCTGTGCGTATGGCCGATGACGAGGACGGTGAGACCTTGGGCATCATCGAGCTTGAAGACAATCTGGCCGATGCTGAGAAGCCCCCGGAACTCCCGGCTGGCAACTACACCGGCGAAATCCAGTCGGTGGAAGTCGCGACCTCGCAGAAGGGCAACGAGTATTTTGCAATTGCCTTCAAGATTGCTCCGTCGGAAATTCCCGCTGACATGCAGGATGACTTCGAAGACGGTGCGACCCTGTACTACAACCGCATCGTGAAGCCGAAGAAGGGTGATCGTCGCGGTCTGTACAATCTGCGTCAGTTCATCGAAAAGATCGGTCTCGACTCGAACACGACCACGATCGATCCGAACCAGTGGATGGGTCAGGAAGCTCGCCTCAAGGTTGTGCATGAGAAGTATCAGGGTGAGTCGCGTGCTCAGATCAAGAGCATCGAGTCGGCTGAGGGTCGTGCTCCGTCCAAGGCTCCGGCCAAGGAAGATGCTCCGGCTCCGAAGAAGGCTGCGGGCGCTCGCGGTCGTCGCTAAGGGTTAGCGTTAACCATATTCGTTAACCATAACTACCCCCGTGTGACTTTGTGTGAGTCACACGGGGTCTACGCAAATAGCGTGAGGCCTAGGCCGAAACCCCAATCAGCAAAGGAACAACCTCATGTCTATTGATAAAGTGCCTATGGTTCTCATTGATCTCACTCAGAAGTTTGAGACTGGCGACGCCTCGTTAATTCTTCGTTGCGAGGGTGATTATGCCACGTTGATCAATACTGCGGCGAGTATCATGGGGATGCGTCAAGCTGAACTTCTCCGTACTTTGGCGATCGGCGGTGCGAAGAAGATTATAGAAGAAGCCGCTCGCTAAAGGGCGAATACTGTGGCGAATGAAGGCAATGATAGTCTGGAACAAACTCATGCAATTGAACTTTGTGCAGACTTACAAATACGAATTGTCGGTGTCACCGGAGGGGCTGGCACCGGCAAAACCCGTACTCTTGGTAAGGCATTTGCCGAAGTGCGACGACAAGTGGGACGAGACAAAGTGGCTCTCTGCGCTCCAACAGGACGGGCCGCAAAACGAATACAAGAACTTACTGGCATCCCGGCAAAGACTGTTCATCGTCTATTGGAATTTCCTACGCCCGAGGATCATGAGGAAGCACGAATTGAAGGTGAGCCGCCTCCTGAAAATAAGCCTAAACGAAATCGACAATTCCCCCTCAAGGAACGAGTTGTCTTCGTTGATGAAGCTTCTATGTTGGGACCAACCCTATACCAGCAACTCATGGAAGCACTTCCTACAAACGGGTGCATTCGTTTCTTCGGCGATAATAATCAGCTTCCCCCAGTTGAGTCCGACGGAGAAAGTGAGTCGCCATTCCTCAAGGTACTCAATAGACCCGACGGAAACGTTACCCTCACGCACAATTATCGAAGCGATGACTTCATTGTCTCTAATGCGTTGAGAATTCTAGAGGGGCGTGTTCCGATCCAGAACGAACGCTTTCGGATTATCTATGACGATAACCCGATTAAGCGCCTGATCCACTTCGCGACTAAAGACTTTATGGACATGGACCATCAGATCATCATGCCCACGAGACGAGGCAAGTACGGGACAATTCGAGTGAACCCGAGTTTGCAAGTCAAGTGGAATGGTCGTGGTCCTTGTTTGTTGCTTGAAAGGCATGACGATGGTGGGAAAGAACCGCAAGCCGATCTTGCCGTCCGTGGGCAGGATAAATTTCTCTGGACCAAAAACGACTACCAACTCAATCTGTTCAATGGCGAAATCGGGCAGATCGAATGGGTCAATGACGAAGATGGATCAATCGGCTTGCTTACACCTGATAGATCGCTGGTTGTGCCTCCATCTGTTAGAGCCTACTCCCCATATCACGGACATGCAATTTCTTACGATCCGAGGAAAAGCATCGAGTTGGGGTACGCTATTACTACACACAAGTCACAGGGGAGTGAGTTTAAGACGATCATATACTGTATCACAGGCGGACAGTCGTGGCTTCTTAACCGTAAAAACTTCTACACTGCGGTTACAAGAGCAAAGCATATGGTCGTATTGATCTGCGACCGTAGTGGAATGTTCCGGTCATTGAAGAAGTATTAGCCATGATCATTCTTAGCGATCTTGAGTTGATCATCCAAGCGTTCAACAATGTCGCTAAGACGTATGGTGGACGTACTGAGACCTTGCTCAAGAGCGTTGCGAAGGAAATCAACCGCCTTCATACCGCTCAAGAGCGAGGTAAGTCACGAGAAATGACAAGGCGATATAGGGCAAATGATGCAGCCAGACGCGTCGGAGCCGAGTTGCCTTATCCTGAACTAGACGATATCCCATTCTAATGTGAGTCACACAGATGCTAGAATGTCCAAGATGTAAATCATACAACACCGAACCCGGTTATGGACTTGCTGGCGGTGGTGGTATTGGACTGTATATGTACTGCAACGATTGTGGGAACGTATACGCTAAGGCAGTTGAAAAAGACGAGAAAGACGACAATGGCCAAACCGAAGAATAAACAAACACCGGAGTATGATCGTGATGCTCTTCAAGTGGAATTCGAACAACACGCTTTTCAACAGGGCCTCGAAGTCGAGGTCTTCTCAGATGGACCGATCAATTCGCGTATTGCAATCGTCGGTGAAGGTCCGGGCGAGAGTGAGGTACGTCAGGGTCTACCTTGGGTTGGTAATGCTGGCAAGTTGTTATGGGACTCTGTGCGTAAGTATGGCCTTCATCGTGCTAACACTTATGTTACCAATGTGGTTAAGCGACAAATTTCACTGTCGCGCAAAGGCAACGAGCGAAACATTGTGCATCGGGATGAGCTTGATCAATGGATCGGACTTGTCCGGTGGGAACTTGAGCAGCTCAAAGATGTTCGTATCATCTTCGCAATGGGAAACTATGCACTCGAAGCCTGTACCGACGAGGTAGGTATTTCGAACTGGCGTGGGTCGGTACTCAAGCGTAAGCTTCCCAATGGCGAGCTTGGGTATATCGTCTGCACGTTTAACCCGGCCTATGCTCAACGTGAGTTGAAGATGGAGCCGATCTTTATCTCCGATTGCCACAAGCTTGACATGGTCAACCGTGGCGTATTCAAGGAGTACCAAATTGAGCACATTATTAATCCTTCTTTTCGTATGGCCCGTGATTTCATACGTGGTCTTCGCGCTAGTAGTGAGGCCCCGGCTCTTGACATCGAGACGATTAATGGCGAGACGGCCTGCATCGGGTTGGCCAACGATCCACACCTTGCCATGTGTCTTAACTGGCGTGACGGGATACGCAATCGATATAGCGTTCAGGAGGAAGCCGATCTATTGTTGGACCTCCAAGACTTGTGTGACTCACATAGAGTTATTGCACAGAATGGGCAGTTCGACGCCTACTGGCTACGACTTAAAGATTGGCTTTCGATCACTGTCGGCTTCGATACTCTCCTTGCACATCACACTCTTTATCCACAATTGCCGCATAGTCTGGCGTTCCTCGTCTCTCAATATACCACGCATCCATTCTACAAAGACGAGGGAAAGAAATGGAAAGAGGGGGATGATATCGATGCGTTCTGGCGTTACAACTGTAAAGATGCTGCCATTAAGTATGCTGTTAAAAGACGAGAACAAAAGGAACTTGAACAGCA